GAATAGACTTAGCGACGAAGTTTACCTTGAACCATTCGGCGGCGTTAGCTTCTTCCAAGCCACCGAACGCATTACGAACTGTATCTATGACTACGATATTTGGTTTGACTACATCAAGCCAGTCTCCGAGGAGCTTGAAACCAGCTTCAGTCCCCAAGTTCATGTCGCCTCCATCTTCGCTAGAAATTAAGGCTGGAGACCACATGTTAAAGTTATCTCTGCAATCGCCAAACATCTTGATAAAGTTTCTAAAACGATACAAGACTGTGCGACTAGGATTGTCGTAGTCAAGATACAGAACCTTTGTAGGCTTTCCATAGAAAGGTCCAAACTCTTCTTTGCCTGATGCCATTGACACCAACATACCTTGCATAAAGAACGACTTACCATGTCCGTTGTATCCAACGACTTGTGTGATTGTCTCTGCTGGTATAACTGGGTCTGACCAATACGCAGTCTCCCCCAGCGTATCAATCAATCTATCTAAGTCAGTGCCTCTAATCGGTACGAGTCTGCCAAGATTTACCTTTGGCTCAGACTTTGTAACTCTGTTTCCTTTGTCGTCATAGTCAGAGGGGTATTGCCTCTTATCCATATCGACGACGCTTCTTATCTTTGTGTTTATCCAGTCAAGCGTTTCACGATTCGTGAATTGACCAGAGTCAAAATATTCGTCGTGAAAACTACGAACCATTTGATTCAAGTCTTCACCTGTTATTCCTTGCCGTACCTTTTGACCTATGAATTTTACAAGCCATAAATCTGTAGAGTCTCCCTCTCTTAGCTTTCTACCAAGGTGTGCCACTCGTCTTTCAACTTGCTTGGCAACTGGCAAAGTATCTTCTGGGTTTGGTATTCGCACGTTTGCTAACGACAAACTACCAAATGTAAACTCGCCCTCAACCAACATCTCTGCTCCAGATGGCTCGCCCTTCCATGGAAAATCTGATAAGTCGTCAAGAGACAACCCATATCCAACTTCCATGTGGTAGATGTGTTCTGCTTTGCCTTCCTTAACTTTCATTGAAGGTGGCATTACGACGTAACCACCATCTCCACGAAGGTCTAATCCATCAATCGGATACCAATCTCTTGCCGTGTTCCCAACCTTGTTGGCAAACCTTTGTCCATTCATAGGGTGTGCAAAATAGAAATGCTTTCCTCTTGCAGTGCTGACAACGAAAGGACTTGTCATGTCATTCTTCAATGCAAACTGCACAGCTTTTTCGTTGTCGCAATCAAGAACGATAACACCTGATATACTGCCAGTTACGAGAGCCATGTTAAACAAAGAGACGGTATTACCACTCTCTGTTTTGACACCTTGCTCAAACCATTCATCAAGCTCTTCTTGTGTTGTGTTTTCTGTCTGATATTTTTTCCATGATATAAGCGGTTTCTTTCCCTCAATAGACAAAGGTATTACTGACCAGCCTCTATCAATGGCTTCCACGCATGCGTTATATAAAGCGTCACGCCACTGTTCTGTCTCTGTCATTTTTCTCCTCAAAGTAATCGTGTAAGTTTATGTTTGGGTTAGCCTCACAGATTCTAGCGATAACATCTATGCTGATAGTGTTGGTTTTAATCCATCTGTAAGGTTGAGTTCTAGTTTTGCCAGTAACTTTGGCGGCAACATTCACGCCACCCACGTCGTTAATCAATTTCTGTACATTGAATACCAACATCATAGACCCCTTTCTGTCTTAATTTATATACAATAATATATTAAATAAAAGACTTAGTCACACATGTGTTACATTTTCTCACATTTAAGACAGATTATTGTTGTTGTTTTGTTCTCTGTCTTATATATAATACAACTAACTTTAACTATAACGGAGACTAATACTATGGAAACATGGGAAGATTTTGAAAAGGCTGACGGTCAGTCAAGCCTTGCCAAGATTGCCGAAGACTTTAAGTCTACTGTTCAACAGATAGAAGACTTACAAGAAAAGGCAGATAGGTTAAAGAATCAAATCGAAGCAGAGTTCTCTCAAGATACTGGAGAGCAAAACAAACAAGCTGGTTCTTACCTTATAACACTTACTCGTCAAGAGCGTTGGTCATGGGACAAAGATATTTTGGTTCAGATATACCAAAGTCCTGACGCCATGCCTGACTTTATTAAGAAGACTTACTCTATTGATAGGAGAAAGTGGAAGACTTTGTCTGACGACGAGCAAGCAAAACTGCTCCCCGCACTTACGAGAAAGCCAGGGAGTTCAAAAATAACTGTTAAGTCTGGAGGTGTAATGTAATGTTTAAACCTCTGAACACAAGCGACCACACGACAGCCTATCGTAAGACGTTGTTATATGGTCATCATGGGTGGGGTAAGACCACTCAATTTATCCACTATCAGAAACACTACGGAAAAGGATTTATCCTATCTGGAGAGAGTGGGTTGAGTTCAATCAGAAGTGCTGGAATAGATTACCTACCATTCACTTCATGGTGTGGAACTACTGACCCTGATAAGGGAGAGTATTCCTTTGTAGACATTTTCAAATGGATTCAGACTGATGAGTTCAAGAAGAATGAATACAAGTGGATAGGTATAGATAGTCTTACTGAATTATCTGACATGAGCATGGCATACGCTGACAAGTGTGCTGACGAAGAAGCTGAGAAAAACAACAAAGCCAAGAATGGTTTTGCAGTTTATGCACAACATGGCATTCAAATCATAGGTGCTTGTAAGCAACTTCGTGATATGCCTTGCCACTTCCTTGTTACTGCTCTTGCCAAAGAGTCACAAGATGACAATGGCAACATTGAGTATTGGGCAATGGTAACTGGCAAGTCTACACAACAACAACTTCCAGGAATCTTTGACAACGTATTCTGTGCAGTACGACATACAGCGAGTGGCTCACAAAATACTGATGGCAAAGTAATTCGTTATGTAATCACAGACGAATACAGAGGCTGGAAAGGTAAGGTCAGAGACGAAAAGCGAAGACTAAATGCAGTCGAGCAAACTGGAAACATTGTCAATCTTTTCAAGAAGATGGACATGGACGACGAAGAATTTAACAAACGTAAAGAAGGGAGCAAATAATGGCGTTTAATTTTAATAACCTTGACTTGAGCAATGTGCAGTTTTCATCTGGCTCAAGTGTTATACCAGTGGGAGACCATGTGGTCAGTGTCACTGGTGCAGAACTGACTAGAAGTAAAACTGGTGCTAGTCAGATTATGGTAACAGTAGAGAATAATGACGGACAAACACTTCGTAAGTGGATAACTATACACAATCCAAACAGTGAAGATAACACTAGGATTGGTAGGTCAGAACTCAAAGCTCTTTTAGTTCACGGTAATCACAAAGACCCTGACAACATAGGACAACACGGTATTGAATCTATGATAGGATTGAAAGTGGGTATCAAAGTCGTTGAAGATACCTACACGAAAGATGGTCAAGAACGTGTGGGTTCGAAGCTGAAGAGTTTTATTCCACCTATGAACGCTGATGCTTCTTTCAATCCTCCAAAGGAGATTGCTTCGGAGGAGGCTTCCTCCGCTTCTTCGGAACAAAAGCCAGAGGGGGGTAGTACAGATGACGACGAGATACCTTTTTAAGAGGATAGGGGAGGCTTTTGCCTCCCCTATTTAATTATGGACATTACACAGAAAATTACAGATTACTTTGAAAACTTAGATGATGATGAAGCAAGAGCTTATATTGGTGCTTCTTCAATCGGTCACGAATGCACTGCATACCTATCTTTTACACACAGAGGTTATCCCAACACACCACCTGACGAGAGACTGAAAAGAATCTTTCGTGACGGTCATAGAATTGAGAACGTCGTTGTAAAAGATATGACAAGTGCTGGTGTGCATGTCATGGAGAAAGACCCTATGACTGGAAAGCAGTGGAGATACACTGACTACGAAGGTCATGCCATGGGCAATGCTGATGGAATTGTTGAGATACATGATGGGACTTCAGCAATACTTGAAATCAAATCTATGAACGACCAAAAGTTTAAAGAGTTTCAGAAGAAGGGAATGAAACTTAGCCACCCTCAATACTATGCACAAGTGCAATATCTTATGGGTTTATCAAAGTGTCAGAAAGCTGTGTTAGTTTCTTATAACAAAAACAATTCACAGTATCATCACGAGTGGGTTGCTTTTGATATATTTTATTACAACAGTCTGCGACAAAAGGTCGAAGATGTAATCAATGGACTAGGAAGGAAGTTGTCTAAAGATGAAAGCGATTGGAGATGCAGAGGTTGTTTCAAGAGGGACGTCTGTTGGCATGGTAAAGAGCCAACAAAAAGTAAGAGGACTTGTGGGAATAGCAAAGCACAAATCGACTCAACAGATTGGGTCTGCTCAAAAGGTTGTGAAGAAGAGTGCTTGGACTGGGTTAGATATGAACCTCTTAAAAAGTAAAATACTAAAGTTAGAACATGAGATAACTCGTATTAGAGACAGAATATCTGACATTGAGTTTGAGATTACTCAAGCAAGTATGCAAACAAAGAGTGAGCTTCAGAAAGAACGACGAAGAGCCATTGATAAATTACGTCACCTTCAGGACGACCTTTATAAGATTAAAGTGGATAATATAAATGAGACCTAGGCTCATAAGTTTTAGTGGCAAAGAAGGGTCAGGCAAAACATTCTGTGCTGACTTGCTTTGTTCAAGATATGGTTACGTTAAAATTAAAATGGCGAAACCAATAAAGGACATGATAAGAGCATTGGGTCTTAATGACAATCATATCGAAGGGCATTTGAAAGATGTTCCTTGCGAGTTACTAGATGGAAGGACACCTAGATGGGCAATGCAGAGTCTTGGAGTGGAGTGGGGTCGCTCCCTAATCAGCGAAAACTTATGGTTGAACAGATGGGCAGAGATAGTGCATCAAAACCTAGCTATGAGCAGTTCCGTGGTCGTAGACGATACGAGGTTTCCGAACGAATTAAACAAGGTGCGAGAGTTGAACGGGTTGATAATAGGTTTGAAAAGGAACGCAACGAACGACGAAAGTCACTCAAGTAGTTTTAATTCTTGGGAAGATTTGAACGCTGATTTTATTATAGAGAATGATGATAGTTGGGACGAGTTCAAACTAGAAATGAAGATGCATAGTATAATGTCTCAACTAGATTTAAGAGACCCTTGATTTTATGTGGTGCGTACATCATTCCAAACACAAGAACAAGAGTGACAGCAACAGCAATAATAATAAGAATTATTACAATAGTTTGGATAAGCTCCTCTCTTTCTTTTTTGAGTCTTGCTCTTTCCTCTTGTCTCTTTACCCTTATGTCCCCTCTCATCTTTACCAGTTCAGCCCAAGCACCAACGCCTCTGGTCAATATAATTATCTGACGTAACTGGTCTTCTAAATCCTTGGCTTTCTGCTTTGCCAAGAAGGTATCCATTGCCTCTTCTTCTACTGTTTGA